GACTTGTACTTTCATTGAAGTCACCTCCAATTTTCTAAGCCCCGTAAGGGGCTATGCAGAACGTGAGTGCATGAGCTTGCGGTTTGTTCCAACAGGTTAGTGCTTAGTCCTACTTTTTGAAAAGCACCTTTCCATTAACATTGCCAACACTGACGAGTGTTCGGGCAGGATCGCAAAGCTGTATTGCAACAGATACAGCTTTGAATTTGCAGGTTGAGAGTGCACGAGCTTAAAGCCTGCACCAGTGAAACTACTCCGCATAGTCATGAATATGTGTTGCTGTAAGTGTAATCGGAGTTAATGGCTTACAGGACAGCCTGACGTTAACGGGACCTAGCCGCAAGGGCTGAGCAGGCGGCGGCAAAAAATGCAGGTCGAGAGCGTGCCAGCTCAACATCTGCTCCACCATTTACAAAACTCCTTAAATTATTTTCACAAGAGGCACTCCTATGGGGTGCCTTTTGCGTTGCACGGAGGTATACAATGCCAATACCAAGACCAGACCGAAGCGGTTCACACCAACAGCAGTTCCGTATCAACAAGAAGAAAATCTACGCTACCCAAACAGTTTGCGGTATCTGTGGGAAACCTGTTGATTTTTCACTGAAATATCCACACCCACTGTCAGCTTGCATAGATCATATCATACCCATTGCAAAAGGCGGTCATCCTTCGGATATTTCAAACTTGCAGTTGGCACATTGGTGCTGTAATCGCCAGAAATCTGACAAATTGGTGGAAAAACAGGTGTTTGACCAGTCTCTCGACCTGATTTCCAACCGAATTTTACCACAATGTTACGATTGGAAGAATTTTTAACAAATTATTAACAATATGGGGGTATGCCCCCTTTTGAGGTCAAAAAAGACCTTCACCGCCACACTGCTTATATTTCTCGCAGAATTGAAATAATTGGAAAGGATATACAAGATGAGTGAATACAAAGGCATGGCATATTTGAAAAAGAAGCTTTCCTCAAAGGCTTCGAGGGTCAATGTGCGGTATGACTACTATCACATGAAGAACGGCCTTACCGACATGGGCAAAATGATACCACCAAGCTATAACTGGATGCGTCCTGTGCTAGGCTGGTGTGCAAAGGCTGTTGATACCCTTGCGGACAGAATAGTATTTGACAGCTTCGAGGACAACAGCTTCTACGTCAATGAGATATTTGACAACAATAATCGTGACGTGTTCTTTGATTCTGCTATTCTCTCAGCATTGGTGTCCTCCTGCTGTTTTGTGTATATTTCGGCTGATGAAACAGGTTATCCACGCTTACAGGTCATTGATGGCAGTAACGCTACTGGCATTATCGACCCTATCACGAATATGCTCCGTGAGGGTTATGCAGTGCTTGACAGGGATAACAATTTCAACCCCACCATTGAAGCCTACTTCACCGCCGAACAGACAGAGATATATCGCAGAGGCTATGATGTTGAGATCTATGACAATCCTGCACCTTACCCTCTACTTGTGCCTATCATATACCGCCCTGACGCTGTTCGTCCTTTCGGTCACAGCAGGATATCAAGGGCGTGCATGGAGCTTGTGCAAGAGGCTATGAGAACGCTCAGGCGGTCGGAAGTATCAGCCGAGTTTTACAGTTTCCCACAAAAATATATACTCGGTCTTTCGGATGATGCCGAGAAAATGGACAAATGGGGTGCAACAATGTCCTCACTGCTGACTATCACCAAAGATGATGACGGCGGCAATCCTACTGTCGGACAGTTTCAGCAGCAGTCCATGTCACCATACTCTGAACAGCTTAAATCTATAGCTTCTCTTTTTGCCGGAGAAACAGGGCTGACCCTTGATGACTTGGGCTTCGCAACGTCCAACCCTGCCAGCTGTGAAGCGATCAGAGCGGCACACGAAAATCTTAGGCTTACCGCACGCAAGGCGCAGAGAACGTTTGGCAGTGGTTTTCTAAACGTGGCGTATCTGGCCGCCTGCGTTCGTGATAACACGGCCTATATGCGCTATGCTTTCAGTGACATCAAACCGCAGTGGCTTCCTATTTTTGAACCTGATTCTGCCGCACTCTCGGGTGTGGGCGATGCTATCTTGAAGATAAATCAGGCTGTTCCTGACTATCTGGGTGCAAAGGGCATCCGTCAGCTCACAGGCATAGAGGGCGAAAACAATGGCTGATATCGGTGCAGAACTGCTTGAAAAAATCCGTGATGAGTTTCAAAAGACGTGCAAGGCTGATAAGTACATTCAATCTGTTTTGAAGAAAATAGAGGGTGGTACTGCGAAAATGGAAGAAGTCGCCCTGCTTTCAAAACAGCTCGGGTTTAGAGTCTCTCAGGCTATCGGTGCACACGTCAACGTAGCGGCCTTGCCTGACGGCAAAATGTACTACAACATTGCCGATACCATACTCACGGGCGTGTTGAAAGATAACTATGATATCATCAACTCTGCGGCAACAGAGTGTCAAAAAGCCCTTGACGGCCAAGCAGGCATAAACATCACACCTCAGCAGGCTGCCTTCCCTACCGAGCGTGTACAGGCGGTAGTCAATGCGGCTTCAATACCAGATATTGCAGAAGATAAGATGATACGGCGAATGACAGCTCCGGCGCAGAACATCACTGAGAGTTTTTACAACGATTATGTGGAAGCAAACGTGAAATTTCGTTCTGACGCAGGGCTGGACTGCTACATAATCCGCAACGATCATGGCGGCTGCTGTGAGTGGTGTGCAAAGCTTGCAGGCAAATATCATTATCCCGAAGATGTTCCGAAAGACGTTTACCGCAGGCACGATAACTGCGGCTGTACTGTCACATATCTCAACGGCAAAAAGGCTCAAAACGTGTGGGATAAGACAAAGTGGAACGTTTCTGACGATGAACTTGAACGCATGAAAAAAGCTGGGGCCAGAGAGCCTGTCAGACTTGTTGACAAGCCGGGCAAAAGTGATATAATAGAAGCAAAGAAGCCAAATTATGCAAAGGCTACATATGAAATTCAGCACGAATGTGAAGCCAATAAAGTTGCTTACAACAAAGTCGAAAAGCTCTCCGAGCAATTAAGCAACAGTGAGATCATAAACAGATTGGCTGGTGGAGATATGACAAAAGGCTCGTGTGCTTCACTTGGGTTTGCTTACATAGGTAATAAGAACGGACTTGATGTTCTTGATTTCAGAGGCGGAAACAGTCGGGCTGTATTCTCAAGAACGTCTACAATAAAGAAAGTCCTGGAACTTCCAAATGTGAAAGGCTCTGTGGTCAAAGTCAAAAAGGAAGCAGCTGATACTGCTGCTTTGCTGAAAAAGCTTGAACATAACAAAGAATATTTTGTTGCAGCAGGAAAACACGCTGCTATTGTTAGAAACACTGAAAACGGGCTTGAGTACTTAGAGCTCCAGTCGAGAATGCAAAATGGCTGGACATCGTTCAATAAGTATGGCTCGACTGTTGCAACACTCCAAGAGCGTTTCAAGTGTCGCAAAACAGTTGACAGGTCATTCGGAATGGTGTGGGAAAAATCAGTTGTTATAATAGACACAGATTCATTTGCAGATAGCAGCGATTTTCAACATATACTTGGATACATAAATACCGCTGTTGGTAAACAGGAAAAGGGGTTGAGTGGTAATGTCAAATAGATGGTACAAAGAAGAAGATACTGATGTTATTTGGTGGAAAGATGATCCGAATACTATTGGAGAGTTTGTATTCAGCTTTGACAAAACCACTGAATTTAATATGTTCCGTGATTATCCCTACAAGCTAACAGAAGAGCAAAGACAGATTTTTGACAAAGAAAATCCCGAATGGGCAGATTTCTTTAAAGACAGAAAATAAATTTTTACCGCTCCGCTACGGCGAGGCGGTGTTTTTATACCCAAAATCAGAAAGGACGGATAAATATGAATTTCGGACAGGCAATCGAAGAAGCAAAGAGAGGTAAGAAAATAGCAAGAAAAGGTTGGAATGGCAAAGGACAGTATGTTGAGCTTGCCACTAATGTTAGTTATAAATCACCTAATGGTACTGTGACAAACGTAAACCATAAGGATATGGGCAATAAAGCATTAGCGTTTGTGGGAACTTCTGGCGTACAACTTGGCTGGCTTGCAAGTCAAGCAGATATGTTGTCGGAAGATTGGCAGACAATAGACTAATCAAATATCGGAACCAAGCACCTTAAAGGGTGCTTTTTCGTACCTAAAAGGAGGTAATTCCCTATTGAGGATAAGAGAGTCGGCAGGCAGACCCCCACCATATCGGTAGTGTTGCCATATGAGCAGACCAAAGGCAATGAGGCTATCGCAATGTATAACAAATCGGGGCGCACCGCACAGGAATGGCAGGAGTTAATGCTTTATGACATCATGGCGGTGGACGATGAGGGATTGTGGAAACACATGAAGTTTGGCTGGTCGATACCAAGACGTAACGGCAAGTCGGAACTGCTTATAATGCGTGCTATTTATGGTCTGCAAAATGGCGAGCGTGTTCTTTATACCGCCCACCGAACTACAACATCACACTCGGCGTGGGAGAAGATGATCGACCTTATCACAAAAATGGGTTTTCTTGAAAAAGAGGACTTCAAGACCACAAAGCAGATGGGCTTGGAGCGTATACAATGGCTCAAAGGCGACGGAATTATCAACTTCCGTACACGTTCCAGCAAAGGCGGACTTGGCGAGGGCTATGACCTGCTTATCATCGACGAGGCGCAGGAATACACCACAGACCAAGAAACAGCTCTAAAATATATCGTCACAGACAGCCGAAACCCTCAGACATTGATGTGTGGAACACCGCCTACAATGGTGTCTGCCGGTACAGTTTTCACAAAATACCGGCAGAAGACGATATCGGGCAAAGGCGGTGACGACGGCTGGGCTGAATGGTCCGTGCCAAAGCTCACAAATGCACATGATCCTGAGCTTTGGTACGCCACTAATCCGTCTTTAGGCACTATCCTCACGGAGCGTAAGATACGCTCTGAGCTTGGCGACCCGAAAGACGATCAGGTTGACGATAACATTCAGCGTTTAGGTTTATGGCTGACCTATAATCAAAAGTCGGCTATAAGCAAGGGTGAGTGGCAGGCACTTTGTATCGCAGACAAGCCCGATATCAGCAAAGAGCTGTTTTTCGGCATTAAGTATGCAAAAGTCACGGATAACGTATCTTTGGCTGTCGCCGCAAAGACAGCAGACGGCAAGATTTTTGTCGAGGCTATCGACTGCCGCCCTGTGAGAGAGGGGAACGGCTGGATAATCGCATATCTGCGCAATCCGCATATGCGTGAAACCGTCATTGACGGAGCGAACGGACAGTCTTTGCTTGCAGCAGATATGAAGAATGCAGGTATCAAGCGCAAGCCTATCCTGCCGAAAGTCGCTGATGTGATCACTTCGTCAGCAGGCTTTGAGCGAGGAGTATTCGCACAGAATATTTGTCATGCTGACCAACCTTCCCTTGAACAGGTCATTGCCAACTGTGAACACAGAGCGATAAGCTCAGGCGGTGGTTTTGGCTATACCTCAATTCTTGAGGGTGCTGACATATCACTGCTTGAGGCGGTGGTGCTTGCTCACTGGGCGTGTGCAAATTCATCAGACAAGAAGAAAGTACAGAAAATAAGCTGGTAACAGTTTATTATATATCACCTACACCGCAGGGTAAAGCGGGGAAAGGAAACACTATGGCAGACTTTGAAGCTATAACAACACAGGAAGCCTTTGACAATGCGATAAAGGCAAGGCTCGACCGCAACACGGACACAGTCAAGAAACAGTTTGAGGGCTACATTTCCCCTGACGATTTCAAGACGAAGACAGCCGACCTTAACGGTAAGATCACCGACCTTACAGGCAAGCTTGCGGAAAAGGATACAGCTATCGCAGACCTCACGGCTAAGAACAAGGCATACGAGACCAGCTCGGTAAAAATGAGAATTGCCCATGAAAACGGTATCCCATATGAGCTTGCGAACAAGCTTTCAGGAGACACAGAAGAAGATATCAAGAAGGACGCTGAAACATTTGCAAAGTTTATCGGCAAGAAGCAGGCAGCCCCTCTTGGTCACCCAGAACACGATCACGCAGACGGCAAGAATGCGGCATACAAGTCGCTGCTTGCAAGTCTCACAAAGTAAAGAAAGGAAGTAATATTTATGGCAGATATCCTCTCAAAGGGCTCAAAGTTCGACCCTGTACTCGTAAAAGAACTTTTTGACAAGGTAAAGGGCAAGTCCTCACTTGCAGCTCTTTGCGATCAGACACCTATCGCATTTAATGGTCAGAAAGAGTTCATCTTCACAATGGACGATGAAGTTGATCTTGTCGCTGAAAACGGCAAAAAGACAAGGGGAAGCGTTTCACTTGCCCCTGTTATAATCGTACCTGTAAAGATCGAATACGGCGCAAGGATCTCCGACGAATTTCTCTATGCGTCTGAGGAAGAGCAGATAGAGATTCTGAGAAACTTCTCAGACGGCTTTGCGAAAAAGACTGCAAGAGGTCTTGACATTATGGCATTTCACGGCGTAAACCCGAGTTCAAAAACAGCTTCGACACTTATCGGCACAAACCACTTCGATAACGGCGTAACTGTCGTTGCACAGGACAGCAAGTCGCCAAAGACACCTGACGCTCTTATCGAAGACGCTATCGCCGCAGTGCAGGGCAATGAGTATGATATCTCAGGTCTTACAATGGCACCATCATTCAGAGCTGACCTTGCAAAAATGGTGGATACAAGCGGCAGAAAGATCTATCCTGATCTTGCTTGGGGCAATGCACCGTCACAGATGAACGGCATTCAGACCGTTACAAACAACACAGTTTCATTTAACTCCAGCAAAGACCTTGCTGTTGTGGGCGACTTTTCAGCATTTAAGTGGGGCTACTCAAAGGAAATCCCGCTTGAGATCATTGAATACGGCGACCCTGACAACAGCGGACAGGATCTCAAGGGCTACGGTCAGGTATACATCAGAGCTGAAACATATATCGGCTGGGGTATCATGGACAAGTCCGCATTTGCTGTTATCCAGTCAGCGGCTGAATAAGGGGGCGGCATAAATGGCGGCAGAGTACGCAACTATCGAGGACGTTATAAGGCTCGGTCGAAAGCTCACGACTGAGGAGCAGGAAAAGGCGGCGGCTCTGCTGCCTGTCGCCTGTGCAAAGCTTTCGACCGCCTGCAAGAAATATGGCAAAGACCTTGACATTATGATAGCTGACGAACCTGACATAGAGCTTGTGGCAAAGGATATCATAGTCCGTGCCACACTGAGAGCTGTTGACGCTATTGCGGACAGCTCTCCTGCGGCTTCGCAGGCTTCACAATCGGCTATGGGCTACTCGGTATCAATGACATATCTCAACGCAGGACAGCAGTTGTACTTCCTCAGAAACGAACTGAAAGAGCTGGGAGTTATGCGACAAAGATACGGAGCTATGGAGGTATATGACATATGAGACTAGATATCAGGGGCATACCTGTCAAGTTGTCTGTAAAAACGCAGACAGGTATTGACGGCTTTAACAGACCAATATACGAAACTTCACAGGAGGTCGTCGAAAACGTGCTTGTGGGCGAGCCTTCCGCAGAGGACGTTGTGAACGAGATCAACCTGTCAGGCAAACGCATAGCTTATGTGCTTGCTATCCCGAAAGGCGACACGCACATATGGGAGAATACAGAAGTTGAGTTCTGGGGAATGACGTTCAAAACTGTGGGTATCCCTACACAGGGCATTGACGATAATATCCCCCTTGAATGGAACAAGAAAGTTAAGGTGGAACGCTATGAGCAAAGTTAAGATAGAGCTTGACCACAACGCAGTTGCGGCGTTTCTCTGTTCTGAACCTGTTGAAAGCATGGTCAAGGGCTATGCTGACAGAGCCGTTCAACGTCTTGGCACGGGGCATAAAGCGTATACTATCACATGGACAAGATACCCAAAAATGCGCCGTAAGGTTGCTATCGTCAAAGCTAAGACAAAGAAGGCTCAGCGTGCTAATCTTAGAAATAACACACTTTTGAAGGCGGTGCTTGGCAAGTGATAGAAAAAATAATTCTTGACTGGCTGGGGGCAAAGCTTGACGTTCCTGTTTATCTTGAAGAACCTAAAAACCCACCAAAAGAGTATGTGCTTATTGACAAGCTAGGCTCGGCAGAGAATGATTTTATCACATCTGCCACCATAGCCGTTCAGAGCTACTCAGCGAGCCTATACGGGGCGGCAGAACTTAACGCAAAAGTTAAAAAGGCTATGTCTGAAAGCGTGTCACAGGGCGATATATGCCGCTGTGCGTGCACATCAGACTACAACTACACGGACACAGAAACAAAGCGATACCGCTATCAGGCGGTATTCGATGTAACCTACTACGACGAGGAGTGATAATACTATGGCAAACAACAAAGATAACGTATCAACAGGCAAGCCAAAGGTAGGCGGAGCGGTGTTCACAGCGGTCACAGGATCTACACTGCCGACAGATGCAACAACAGCGCTTGACGCAGCGTTCAAAAGTTTGGGCTACTGCTCCGAGGACGGAGTAACAAATTCTTCGGGCATTTCTACTGAAAATATCAAAGCCTGGGGCGGTGATATCGTTGACACACCGCAGACAGAAAAGACGGACACTTTCAAGGTCAAACTGATAGAGTGTACCAATACAGATGTGTTGAAAACTGTCTACAATGGCAGCAATGTTTCGGGCGACCTTGACACGGGTCTGACTATCAAGGTAAACAGTGCCGAACATGAAGATCAGGCGTTCGTATTCGATATGATACTGAAAAACAATGTACTGAAAAGAGTGGTAGTTCCGTTCGGCAAGGTGACGGAGATATCTGACATCACCTACAAAGACAATGAGCCTATCGGCTATGAGCTGACTATCACAGCCACACCTGATGAAAACGGCAATACGCACTATGAATACATGAAAAAGGGGGAATAACCTATGCTGACAGGTAAGACAAAAAGCGGTTTTGAATTTGAAATAGAGGAGAAGACCCTTGACGACTATGAGTTTATCGAAGCTGTCGGCAAGTGCGAGCAGGGTGATCCCCTTGCATATGTCAAGGTAGTTGACGCCGCTCTTGGAAGCAAGAAAGAAAAAGCTTTCGAGAAGATAAGAAAAAAGTGCGGCTATGTATCGGCTAAAGAGATAACAAAGTTGATCGTGGAGATTTTCCAGACCCCTAAAACAAAAAACTCCTAGTCCTTGCCGCCGTCATGGAGCGCTATCCTGATGAACTTGACTGTGATATGGCGCAGTATTATCACATATACGATTTTAAGTCGCTGCCTGCACGAAAGGTGGCGACTTTTCTTTGCGGCCTTGACAGCTCATCACGGGTCAAGCGTAAACTCAATGGTGTTGGCGGCTCGTTTTCTGAAATACTGCTTGCGCTGATATTTGACCGCCTACAATGGATATGCTGGTCGCAGACAAAGGACGGACAAAGAGGCGTGAACAGACCGCAGTCCATAGCTGAAAAGCTTATAGGCAAAAGCGAGAGCGACAGCGAGGTAACAGCGTTCCGAAGCGGCGAGGATTATGAGAAAGCGAGAAGAAAAATCTTAGGAAAGGAGGACTAACATGGCAGAAGAAAACGGCACACAGCTGGGCAAAGCATATGTGCAGATAGTTCCGTCTATGCAAGGGCTTGCGTCAGAGCTGAGAAGAGCGTTCGGGGATAGTATGCCCGATGGTCACAGGTTTGGAAGCTCTCTTGGCAGCAAGGTCGTTTCAGGTTTTGGAAGCACTATCAAAAAGGGCTTTGCACTTGCCGCAAAAGCTGGTATAGCAACTATATCGGCAGCAAGCGCAGGCATAGGCGCTATAGTCAAAAGCTCTGCGAGCGCATATGCGGACTATGAGCAGAACATAGGCGGTGTTGAAACGCTATTTAAGGACAATGCTGATACTATCGTAAAGTACGCCAGTGAAGCATACAAGACCGCAGGAATATCGGCTAATGACTATATGCAGAACGTTACAAGCTTTTCTGCTTCACTCCTGCAAGGTTTGGGCGGTGATACTGCACAGGCGGCAGAGATAGCCAATGAAGCAATGGTGGATATGTCGGACAATGCCAATAAAATGGGTACTGACATATCATCTATTCAAAACGCATATCAGGGCTTTGCAAAGCAGAATTATACCATGCTTGATAACTTAAAGCTCGGCTATGGCGGCACACAGTCGGAAATGGCAAGGCTCATCAACGATTCGGGCGTGCTTGGGGATTCGATAAAGGTCGATGAAAAGACCGTCAACAGCGTGTCTTTTGACAAAATGATAGAGGCTATTCACAAGGTACAGACCGACCTTGACATAACGGGTACTACGTCAAAGGAAGCGGCAACAACAGTTTCCGGCTCTCTTGACTCTGTGAAAGCAGCGTGGGCGAACCTTATGGCAGGAATGGGCGATAAAAACGCTGACCTGAAAAATCTTATCAAGGAAATGGTAAGCACAGTAAAGACCTTTGCAAAGAATATTCTGCCTGTCATAAAGCAGGCTCTTTCAGGGGTCACAACTCTCATCAGCGAGCTTGCACCTGACATAGCGGCCGAGCTTCCTCAGCTTGTGAGCGACCTGCTCCCTCAGCTTATAGAAGCAGGCACGCAGATATTTCAGGCACTTGTAAAAGGCATTTCCGATAATATCGGCACGATAACGCAGGCGGCTATAACAGCCATTACAACCATTGCAACAGCACTTATACAGAACACAGGTCCTCTTGTGCAGGCGTTGGCAACTATCATAACAACTATAGCACAGGCTTTGCCAACTATATTGCCCGACCTTACAGAAGCGATAAAGCAGCAAATGCCATTGATATCGCAGGCTATACTTGACAGCTTACCTGCGATAATCGAATGTGCTACACAGATAATCGTAACAATAGCAGAAACATTAGCCAACAATATTAATCTTATTGTTGACGGCGCTGTCAAAATCATTGATACATTAGCAATGTCACTTTCTGATAGTGATACAGCTAAAAAGCTTACAGAAGCAGCATTTAAAATAGTATTTACCCTAACCAAAGAGATAGTAAAAAATCTTCCTGATATTCTTGCCAGCGGCATACTTATAGCTGTTGAAATTGTCAAGGGAATTGCACAAGGTATGGTGGACTTTTTTGCACCTGTATCAGACGCTTTATCAGACAAACTGCTTGACCTTACAGACTGGTTTTCACGCAAGTGGAACGATTTTAAGGAGTGGGGTTCAGATATGATACAGGCGTTTATAGACGGCATAAAGGAGAAGTGGCAGAGCCTTAAAGACACTGTATGTGACGTAGCTTCAAGCGTTAAAGACTTTCTTGGCTTTTCTGAGCCTGACAAAGGTCCTCTTTCAAACTTCCACACCTTTGCGCCTGACATGATGGACTTGTTCGCAAAGGGCATTGCTGACAATGAGGACACTATCACAATGCAGTTCAACAGGTCACTGCAACCGCTTATGGATACGGATATCATACCGCCAAGCTTTTCAGCACTTCCTGAAAAGAGCGTGAATAGCGGCGATAATGATACAATGAACAAGATCATCGCCCTCTTAGAGACCTACTTCCCACAGCTTGCACAGCAAGGAAACATTTATCTTGACGGTGACAAGCTCACGTCAAGGGTGGACGGAAAACTAGGTGAGAGGGTCACAAGCAACGAAAGGAGGCTTGCAAGTGCCTAGTGAATATATAGAATTTGGTGGCAAGAAGTCCACCGATTTCTATTTGGTTATCCAAAAGGACGGCGTTCAAATATCTCAGCCGGAGGAAAACAGAATAGAAGCCACTTTGCCATTTATGAACGGCTTTTATGATTTTTCAAAAATGGCAGGAGAAAGGACGTACAAACAGCGTGATATCACGATAAAATTCAGCCTTTCTGCAAAAGATGAAAACGAACTTTATCACAGAAAATGTGATGTTGTCCGCTGGCTCAGCGGAGCAAAGGGTGAGCTGAGGATAAGCTTTCTGACGGACTATCACTTTGTGGGGGCAACGGCTGTGTTTGATACCTCCGCATTTGAGTTCACTTCACGGCGCACCGCTGATCTGACAGTGAACTTCAAAACGTATCCTTTCCTACGTTCTGATGATTACTCAGATATCGGCTTTGACAGCTTCAATTTTGAGACCGATTATCTGAACTTGACGGATATATCGCTGACAGCGGTCAAACAGACACGATACGCACCTCCTGCGACCCTGAAAGTTTATTCATATGCTGATAGACCCATACGCCCACGCCTTTCTTACAAGCGCTCAAAGGATGATGCAAAGAGTGTGGGCTTCACCTATTTTGCGCTCAATGGCGAAGAAATAAGCGCAAGTGTATATCGCAACACGGAGAAAGAATTCGACCTTGACGAGCTGATTTTACAGCCTGGTGTGAATACTCTTGCGGCGTATGGTTTCGGTACACTCACGCTCAAACTTTATGAGGAGGCACTCTGATGTTCATAGTAACGATAACAAACGGAGCTGAAAACACTATCATACACAGCGACGGCACAGACCGCATATCAGGCGGCAAGGTTGCAAAGTCTATCAACGCTGTGGATAGTTTCAGTTTTACCATATATCCGAACAATGCAGGGTATGACCTCTTGAAGCCGCTTACAACGGCTGTCAAGATCTATGATGAAAGTACTGACAAGGACGTTTTTATAGGCAGGGTCTTAAAGTGTCCTGACAGCATGGATGAGAGAGGTCTGATATGCCGCAAAGTCACCTGCGAGGGGCGTTTAGGCTGGCTTTATGACAGCGTTCAGCCGTATGTTGAATACAAAATGGTAGGCATTCGTACAGTGCTAGCGTCATTCATTTCTAAACACAATGCGCAGGTCGGTGATGATAAACGTATAGAGCTGGGACAGGTCACTGTTACGGCAAGCAACAACTACACATATACTGCAAATTGGGACAAGACAATGGACGTCATTGCCGACAAGCTTATAGGAAAATTCGGTGGTGAGATACAGCTTCGTGATAAAGACGGAAAGGTGTATATAGACTATCTGGAACATATCGGGCACGGCACAGACACCACCATAGAGCTTGCGGTCAACCTTAAAACCATATCACGAGAAGTCGATGAAACGGCGGTCATAACACGTCTTTACCCTCTCGGCGCAAAGCTTACAGACAGCGAAAAGCGGTTGACCATCGGCACTGTGAATGGCGGCAAGGACTACATAGAAGACAGTTCTTTGGTCGCAAAGTACGGCATTATAAGCGGTACGCAGATATGGGACGATGTGACACTTGCAAGCAATCTTCTTAGCAAGGGTAAGGAGTATCTTAAATCTGTTAATCGTGCGAAAGTGCAGTATCAAATAACAGCACTCGACCTCTCGAGAATAGACAAGCACATTGAGCAGTTTGAACTCGGCTGTTGGTACAGAGTAAAAAATAGCCTTATGGGCATAGACGAGGATTTGCGCATTGTGGGCATATCCATAGACCTTGACAATCCGCAGGCTTCACAGTTGACCTTCGGCGACCGATTTGAAACCCTTTCGGGCTTTATGACAGCGAAAACACAAAGCCTGCAATCTGCTATAGATAACTCAGAGTTTAGGAACAGACAGGTCATAGACAGCAAGATAGAAAATGCCACAAAACTGATTACAGGCGCAGAGGGCGGTCATGTCATTCTTGATCCTTCTGAGAAACCAGAACGCATTCTGATTATGGATACGGCTGATATAAATACCTGTAAATATTGCATTCAATTAAACAAAAATGGGCTAGGTTTTTGGAAATCATCGGACGGCGGTTCTGCGAAAAACGGACCGTACACAAATGCGTGGACCATCGACGGCAATTTGGTGGCTAGTTTTATAACCGCCCTGACCCTGACAGGGTTGAAAATCAACAACGGCAGTGGAACGTTCAAGGTGGACGAGAGCGGAAACGTGGTCGCTAACAAGCTGTCGTCGAAATCAGCGACTATTACAGGCGGAAGCATTAATATTCAAACATCTAGCCAAAATACCAGTGCAATTCAGTTGTCACACAACGAGTGGACGCTGAAAGTCAGCCCACTGGAGATACGCATTGATAACAGTACGATCGGCGGTCATATCGTCCTGCAGGCTGGTGCTATGTCGGGCTATTGGAATAATGAATTAAAATTTTCACTAGACACAAACAGCGGTAACATATCAACGTATACAGACAACGGTAAAAAGGTATTTACAGTTGATACCAATAACAGGGCGATGTACCTGTATAACGAAAATGAAAAAACCGCAATACAATGCTACGGCAAAACAGGTGATATCATGTGCAATAGCATAACCACGAAAAACCACACACTAGACTAGGAGGGATAAAATGGCAAATAATGTTGATTTGACAACGGCAATCGAAACTGTCCGAAACGCATTTTACGGCCGCGATGTTCGTCAGGCGTTGGTTGACGCACTGACGGCAGCGGAGCAGGCAGTAAATGATTTAAACCAGAACAAGGTCAAAAGCGGTACAATTGAATACACGCTGGAAAAGGCGGCGTCAAGCGTACAAATACCGCTAAATTTGGATTTTGTGCCGAAACAAATTTGCGTATCACTGAGGGATATCGGCACGCCTAGTCCATTTCAGAACTATTGCACCCATGTGCAGGTATACAAGGGTGCATATTTCGCAGTAATTTGCATGGGTCCTAGCAATGGCGCAACTATTGTCAACGTGCCTGCAGGAACGTACAGCATTGACTACATAGCAATCATATAAAAGGGGGTGCAAAAATGGTAATCAGACTAGACGAAAATTACAATGCGATGACATCAACAGCCCTTTTGGGCTATGTTGGTGAAACAAACGCCCGTCCTGTGTCGGTCGAAGGGCTGACAGTAGACGGCGCAGACCGCTATGTGTTGACTATCGACTATGGCGATGGCGTGACGTATGAGGTCGATATCACAGGCGGACAGTGGACACCTACGGCTGACATACTGCGTTCAGCGCAGACAGTCAGCTGTCAGATATGTGCAAAGAAGCTGTCAGGGCAGGAATATATCCTGGTGAAGAAATCACGCATTTTCCGCCTGAG